GGGATGCTGCCGGGCTGCGGGATGCTGCCGGGCTGCGGGATGCTGCCGGGCTGCGGGATGCTGCCGGGCTGCGGGATGCTGCCGGGCTGCGGGATGCTGCCGGGCTGCGGGATGCTGCCGGGCTGCGCTTTTCCTATATGGCATAGAAAAAGCGCGGGCCGTATATGGTCCGCGCTTGCTTTTTTCCTGGTATTCTGTTTTTATTCTTTTGTTAGTCTTTTAATGCAATCAATTATTTCCTCGTCTGAATGCCCTTTTTCCTGTAGCCATTCAATCAATTTTGTAATGATTTCCTGCGGTATATTTTCGCCGTCTTGATCTCTTTTTATTTGTTCGTCGATTGCGTCAAGTATAAAGCCCTGCAGGCTTTTTCCTGAATCAATAGCCGCCTGCCGGATCCGGTCGCCTATTGGCTTTAATGGCCTTATGTTTATATAGTCGCATTTTTCCGTATAGCGTGCATTAGACGCTTTTTTCTTTTCGCTAATTGGCATTTTTCTCCTCCTCTCTTTAGCTTTATATATATTCTATCAATATATTGTGCGGAATTCAACTGTGCATTTTCCACAGCCGAAGCGGCACTCAACTGTGCAACTTTCACAAATCGCATTCAACCGTGCAAAAAGTGCTTGCAAGCGGAATTCAACCGTGCTATTCTGTGCTTGCAAACGAAAGACAGCAACCGAAAGCAAAATCGAAAAGGAGGTCAAAAATGACACAATACGAGGTTTACCGCTTAATCAAATGGTTAGAAATGCAAGGCTTTTCCGATTCTCAAATAGTTGAATGTATCAAATACATTGAAACCGGAAAGATCGAAAAGTCCGAAAGCTAAACCGAAAGCCTCCGCAGAGAATGACAACCGGCCCGATACCGGCGGAGGCATTTCCAAAAAATCAATCATCAATCAAAAGGAGGTTTATACCATGACTAACACTCAGATTATTTTCGAGGCTCTTAAGCTTAAGGGGTTCAGCGAGGATCAGCTCTTAACCATCATGAACGCTTATAACGGTGATCTTCCGTTTCATACTTTCGCAGAATGGAAGGCCCGCGGCTATAGCGTGAAAAAAGGCGAAAAGGCATTTTTAGCGGTTCCGCTTTGGAAATTTACTAATAAACCGAATATGGCGGCCCGTAAAGCTGCGGAGGAGGCCGGTGAGGAAATCAACCCGGATCCGCACTATTATAAAAAGCTTTCTTACATCTTCGGTTTTAACCAGGTTAAGCGGACCGGCGCAAAGGATCCGGAACCGGTAAAGGTTGAAACGATCCCGACGGAAACAACCGGTTTTATGGCTCCGGTCCTTTATGAAAAGCCGTGCACGGCATTAGCAATCATCTGATATACAAGCCTCCGGAGAGGATCCCGGCCGGCCCGATACCGGCGGAGGCATTTCCACAAAACACAAATACAAATCATATTCAGGAGGCACAAAATGAAACACGAAAACAGATATCAGGTTATTTGCGAAATGCTGCAGGCATATGACAACGCAACCGGCAACCGCGGCGCGGATCATGTTATTAAAAACCCGCATGAATGGCTTAACTGCCAGTGGCAGCCGTTTTACGCCAACGCGGCGGCCCTGATCATCGAGGCCCGCGAGGCTATGAACACAAAAACAACCGGCGCCGGATATCTCGCGGCACTTAAGCGGATTGTTAAAAACGTTCCGGATCATATGCGTAATAGCATGGGCGGCATTTTTGAAACGATCGACGCGGCCGGAACCACAAAATATACTTTGTGCGACGGTCACAGAATCCTCCGACTTGACCAGGACGTAACAAGCCTGCCGCACGTCGAAAAGGAAAAGGCTTTTTCTTCCGATAGCATCAACAAAATGATGAATGATAGCAAGCTGAACAAAACCGGCGAGGCGCTTAACCTTCCGACGGCCGCAGAAATCAAAGCTTTTATGGCCGAACAAAAAGCAAAGCACGGCAGCAAAAATAATATCCCGATCTGCATCGACGGTTATATCTATGTCAATCCGCAGTATTTACTTGACTTTGTGCAGGCCCTCCCGGATTGCAAAGCATACAAGCCGGACAGCAACAAAAGCCCGATCTACTTTGCAGCCGACAACGGCGACGGGATCCTGCTTCCGGTTAATCCGGCAGCATACCAGGCCACAAAAGCCGCTTAACAAAATACAAAAGCCTGCCGGAGAGGATCCCGCCCGGCCCGATACCGGCGGCAGGCATTCCCGCAACAAATGCAAGTAAGCACGTCGGACGCGATCCGCTCCGCCGGACGTGTTGAAACCAGGATAGCGGACCACAAAACAAATCACAAAACAGGAGGCGCAAAATGACAACTTTAACCGCACTCGCAACCGCAGCAGCTATTACCGTAACAAGCACTTTTTACCCGGCAACAATGGAGATAACAAACATTTCCGGCGACGTCGTAACGATGGAGACCGCAACCGGCCACGTTTACGAAATGACCGGCGCGGAGGATTATATGACCGGCGACCTGGTGGCGCTGATCATGGACGACAACGGAACGCCGGAAGTAACCGACGACAAAATCATTTCCGCCCGCTATGCCGGATATTGGACCGAAAACGGAATGATTTACAGCTACGAGGAATAACCCGCAGCCGCCGCAGAGAATGCCAGCCGGACCGATACCGGCGGCGGCTATCCCTTAAAAGGACCACAAAAACGATCAACAAAAAGCAGGAGGCACAAAATGATTGATAACAGATTTCATGAAGAATTAACCCACAACGGAAGCCGGATCATTATTGATCTTTGCGAAATCTCCGGCGGCTATGAGGCTATGGTTTTAAAAAGCCGGACCGGCGAGGCCCTGGATGAATACCGCAGCCGCGACTTTGAAAAGGCCGTGAATGCTTTTTACAAAATGGTTGAGCGGTTCCCGGCCGACAAAAGCAAAAAGCCCGCGGCCGCAGTCCTGACCGGCAAATACGCAAAGCTCCGCGACGATCTCCGGCGGGCACTCGCAGCCGGTCGCGCCGCAGAAAAGGCAAATCCGGAGGACGGCGGAACGTGTAACTTTGACTCCGCGTCGCTCCACCTGCCCCGCTGGAATGCCGCAAAGGTTGAGCAGGCCGCAAAGGAAGCCGGAACAAGCTGTTTTGACTGGATCCTCTTCGGCGGAAAGCGTTACGTTTTCAGCCCCGACAGCAAATCGCAGGCCAACGCCCGCAGCCGGAACGCGGAAGCTATGACAAAAGCCCTTAAGGCTATGGGCTATGAGGCAATGGATTATTGCCAGGCCGATTAACAAAAAGCCGCCGCAGAGAATGCCAGCCGGACCGATACCGGCGGCGGCTATCCCAAAAGGACCACAAAAGGATTAACAAAAAGCAGGAGGCATAGAATGAGATACTACGGAAGCATTGAAGACGCGAACAAAGAAGCCCGGCGCCGCGTTGAAGATTACCGGGCCGCTGCCGGATATGTCCCGGCCGTCTGGAAGGTTTTAAAAGAGTACGACAAAAAGGTTTATAACTGCCGCTTTGATAAAACACTTGCCGCCGCGACCGGAAACAAAGTGCATGTAGACAAAACCGATTATCATTTTGAGATTTATGCATATCCGGAGCACGGTTGCAATTATCGCATGATCCTCGCGACGATCAACCCGAATGATATGCCGGACGGCAAAAGGATCCCCGCCGACAAAATGATTGAGTCCTCCCGGTCCTGCCGTGAATCATTGCTCCGGAAAGCTTATGAGCTTGAAACCAGCATTGACCAGGTGCCGCAGATCAAAGCTTATCTTGAAGAGACAAAAAGAAAGATGGAGGCATATGTCCGCAGCTTTCCGGACGATCTCCGCGATCTTTACGGCCTGCCCTATTACATCCGCCTGGATTGAGCACAAAACAAATCTTTTCCCGCCGCCGGTCGGGCAAAACCGGCAGAAAGGACGCAAAATGAAGTACAAAAAAGCAGAATCTCAGGGCGCTTACATTGATCGTTTGAGGACAAAATATCCTTTCCGTATCTGCCGCGTTGCCGAACCGGAATACAGCGCAGTTTTAGCCGGCATTCAGCCGCTTCTCGAAGGGCAGGAAGTACCGCTCTATAGATTTCCCGGCGGCGTTTGCTGCGAGGATCCTTTCGGCCCCGGTATCAAGATTCTCGAATGGTGAGGTGGTTTCATGGGCGAACTCATAGAATACAAAGTCGTCCGCGAATACCTGGACGGAAAACGTGGAAAGCGAAACAAAACGCTTTACAGATGGGACGCCGATGAACAACTTACAATCGGTGGACTGTACATGCATTTAGGCCCCGGCTATCCCGGAATGCAGCGCGTTTTATCCGCCAGAAAGACCGGAGACAAAAACGGTGAATAGCAAAACGCCCGGAGCGATCCGGGCGCGTCGTGCTATACTTATGTTATATCTTTGCTATAACAAAAAGCTTTTACAAAAAGGAGTTGCTATTATGGCTGAACAAAAAATACTTTTCTTCCCGCCATATCGGCTTGTTGCGGAGTTTGCCGACGGAAAACGCCTGACCTTCGACGGAATGACCGAAGCCGCTGCCGCTGCCGCCATGGAAGCCGCCCAGGATCAGCACGGCGATATCGTATGGTATGACGGCGTGACCGATGAACACTATGAATCCGGCGTGCTCCATCACATGACCCCGGACCCGCCTTTTATTGATCCGGATCCGGACAACATGCATGATTGAACCAAAAATACACGAAAACGGTTCTATTGTGCCCGTTTACTCGTAAAAAATACCCGGATAGAACAAAAAGTGATCGTTTAAAACGAATTATGCCAGTTTGATAACGTAAATGCCTGGTTTGATATCATCAATTCCGGCATTGATAACAAAACGCCCCGGCAGCTCCCACAAGCCAGCCGGGGCAAATCCCTCGCAGAAAGGATTGTCTCATGTCAAATTATAACCAGCATCAAGAAGTAGTCAACGATCTCATGAATCGCATGAATGATAAGCGTAGTCTGCATAATATCGACCGTCTTGCAGATTTATCTTCCGATCAGCTCGATGCTCTTAATAAGCAAATTGATGTCATGAATCGACAGTATAACCTCGCCATGGAAGATTCTGCTGCCGCAACCAAACATGCCAACAAATCTATTATTTTAAGTATCATATCAATCCTAATCGGTTTAGGAGGATTGCTAACTGCATTAGCAGCGCTGTTACTGAAATAGCCAGCGTGATGATGCTAAATATTATTGCTCTTCGGCTTTTCTTTCTTGCCGTCTCGCATATTTTATAATACCCCGCCGCCTTGGCGTTCAATTCCGACATCTTTAAGTTGATCTTCATCAGCTTTTCAATGTCGGTTTTTTCTTCGCGTTCATTCATACCCCGCCTCTTTCATCGCTTTGTCGAATATCTTTTTGCTGATCTTGTACCCTTCTTCCCATTCCGGCGTTCCTGGTATGTGGCGCGGCGTCAAATACTCGTCCGGCGGCATTTTCATTGCCTGCCACTCCTGGGCTGATACCCCAAGCTCCGCATGTTCTCCCGGATAATCCCGTTTTGTAAGCGCTGCCGCAATCCCGCCTTTAATAAGCCTTTTGATATCTCCATGTGCGAAGAACAAAAGCGATTTCTGTACAAGACACAGAAGCCGCAGTTCTTCATAATCCGGCCGCCCGTTTTCTTCAAGGTCAACCAAAATTTCGCCCGTCGTTCTCATGGTCTCCCTCACTTCACAAGATGAATAACGTATTCGATTCCCTTCACTTCCGGTGCGGCGATCCATGTTGCCAATTCTACTGCCGCATTGGCTGCGAATAAAGCTGTGAACAAAAGCCCGAAGCATCCTATCGCAAGAAAAATCTCCGGCCATCCGTCGTAACTGTTTGATATCTCTCTGTTTACCATCTCTTTGAAGCTAAATCGCACAATCTTAACCATGTAAAAGAATGCTGCTGCCGATATGGTGAGCAGCACCGCATCTTCCGTGATCTTGTATGTTGCGAGCTTTGGAATGAGGTATCCTGCTGCCACATTCAACTTGTCACAAATTTTCTGAATAACCTCCATCGCCTTTTCGTAATCCATCGTCAGCCCTCTCTTTCGTCCAGGTGTGTTGCCATCATATCTGCCAGATGCAGCATTGCCGCCAGTTTGCATTGCTTAAAAGCTCTGTCCAGTTCCCGCAGATCCGACCTTGCTGCCGCGTCATATGCTCCCATGTGCCAGCGAATAGCTATGATCTCCGCCGGATACAGTTCCATGAATGGTTGAATCATGATAACCGACTTCTCTCCGTGTCCAACCGGCAGCGCATCGCCGCAGAATACGTACTGCTGCCCCGTCGGAACCCTTTCAAGCCTATACTGCTGTGCTTTGCAGACATCGTGAAGCAGCGCTGCGACGGCAATATGCTCCGCGCTGTAGCTCTGCTGCCCCTTCCGCGCTTCTTCCCCATTCAGCCATGCAAGCCTCCTGAAAACATTGTTGGAGTGCTCTACAAGCCCTCCCGGATACGCGCCGTGATACTTCGTGCTTGCCGGTGCTTCAAAGAATCCGATCTTTTCAAGCCCTTTGAGCAGGTCTTCTGCTCCCGGCCTTTTGATTATGCTCCGGAAAGTTTCTTTGAACTTTTCTCCCTCTGACAGCTTATCCCAATCCGTTAGATACATGATCTTACTCCCCTTCTGCAATGTTTCCAGTGAACAATCCGCCTGCCGCAAGCGGTTTCTCTGCTGTTTCCTGCCCCGTAAGCTCAAAAGCCTTATTGATATACCACTGCGCCTTTTTCCAGTCTTCCTGCGGCGTCTCGTGCCCCGTAAGCTCCAAAGCCTTATTGATATACCACCGCGCCTTTTTCCAGTCTTCCTGCGGCGTCTCGTGCTTATTCTCGCACCGATACAGATACTTAAAGGCATTGCATTCACAGAATGCTGCAACCTTCTCTGCGCCGAATACTTCAACCATCACGTCGATACATTCAAATTTCCCGGTCTCATAATGTGCCGGATGATTCACATTGTCAGCCATGCAACCCCCTTATTCCAGTTCCATAATTGCTTCGTACAACTCTTCCGACCGTTCCCCGGCATAAAACCGTTTCTTCAACGGGTTTATAACCTGCGCAAGCGCAAACATCCCGACTCCTCCGTCAAGACTTCTGTACGCTTCTTCGATCATTTTCATATACTTTTCTGCGTTCTCCCACTTGTCGTGCTCTGCCTGGTCCATGTTCCCTCCTTTTTGGCTATTCGCAAATTGTTTTTCCCGCGCCTTTTCCGGAACGTGGAAATGCTTTTTGCGCGGGCGAAGACTCGCCCGAAAACATTGCCTTTTATGATCATTTGAACCCCGCTGCCGTCCCTGTTCCTTGCGGCGCTCCGGTTCCTTACTCACCGCTTCTTTTTGCCCTCCGCGGAATGTGTTTCTTCTATTTCCGCGCGCGCGAGGCTCTGAGCAGAATTTCGTCCACCATCGGGACGTCTTCCAGGGCGTCCGCCAGCCGTTCAAGCGCTCTGTCGTGCCAGTTTCGGACCGTGCTGTCTGGTTTTCCCATGCGGAACGATATTTTTGTCCAACTGTAATCATGCTGATACCGTAGGGAAAGAAGCTTTTTGTACTTACCGTTCAGGGCGTCTATAGAATCCCCAATAAGCTCCCGGTCTCGTTCCAGAACGCGGATTCTCGTCTCGATCTCGGCAAGGCGCCTTCCTGCGTCGTTTTCCGCGGCAGCAACTCCGAATAGCTCCGTCGGGCGTCCGGGATTCGACCCATGCGGCATTCCGTCCATGTTAATGCCCCGGATACCGTTATAGTATTCATCCTCTATATCCGATTTCTGCCGCCGGAACTCCTTCAGCATGTCCGGTATCGCTGCATAGTAAATCGCAATGATTTTTGCTTCCTCTCCCCGCATCAGCCGCCTCCGCCATGTTACTTGTCTGTTTCTTTTGCTTTTTCTCTGTAAATGTCTGTAGCCAGCCACAGAACGCGGTCAATCTGCTGCGCGTCAAACGACAATGCTTTGTTCATTGCCTTCGCATACAGTCTCGCCACCATCTCGCCCGCCTGCCGTTGCGCCGCCAGAATATCCCAATCCCTGTTTTTTCTCGGTGCTTTTGCTGCCGGAAGAATGAAGGAGTGCGGAAGTAAAGCGTCAGTCTGTTCTTTCAGCTCTTTCTTCGCCGCTTCCGGCCCTTGGTATCTTTGCGCATTGATATACATGGCAGAATAACGGTCCGCCCACTCAGCGACCGCTTTGACTTTCTCTTCTGGAATCCCGCATCCGGAAGAAAGCGCCGTCCAGATGCAAAGATGCATCAGCTCCGCCGTCTGCGACCTGATATCATCAAACACCTGCTCTGTTGTCTTCTTCCCGTTCTTCAGATACCGCTTCTCCGCGTGCCGGAATAACATTCTCTGGTTCTGCTGCATAACACGCCTCCCATCTGTTCTGCATGAAGTCTCTCATTGCCGACGGCCAATAATTCCGGTCGTCAATATAAAAGTCCGCGCTGATCTTCCGCGGATTATTCCCCCATTTTTCCTTAAGCTCCGGAAGGTTATCGTTTACGGCATCGAATGACAGACCTTTTTCGTGACACCACGAAACGGCTGCCGTAAGGTCGTCTTCTTCCCGCAACGTATTCAGGATCACTTTGTCCCCGATGCTCCGCGCCGTAATCAGGAACCGTATCAGCGCCTCGTTCGGTTCCCCGATATCCGGCCAGACATCCCGGCATAGTGTGCCGTCAAAATCCACAGCAAAAATCATTTAAGCCCCTCCTTCCAGGCTTCAATATCCTTCTTCTTTTCGTCCGTTATGATCTCTGTAAACTTCCAGCCGTTCGGACGCGCGTATTGCTCAATGAACATCCGCCGCCGAAGAGGATAGTCTCTCTGCTGCCGCCGCACGAACCGGCTTTTGATCTCCACGATCTCTGTTGACCCGTCCGCATAGTCTATCCGGAAGTCTGACGTATACCGGATCGCTCCCAGCTTCACGCCGCAATATTCCGCCGGATCAAAGAGCCTGAAAGCAGGGTGTTCCTGGCATTTCTTTATCTTCCCGCTCCGGATGCCCGGAAGCACGGTCCCGATGTAATATTCATATTCGCCCCGGCTTTCAAAACGTTTCCGCTCCGCCTTTGCTTTCATGAGCAACTGCGTCTTTCTTTTCTTTAGCTCCTGCTCCTGCGCGGCAAGCTGTCTAAGTGCCTGCGCCCGCATTCCTGGCGGCAGGTCTTTTAGCTCCATGTGCATTCTGTCCCGCCTCCTTCCGGTACATGATCACTACTGTATGTCTCTGACCGGTATCGCTTACTTTGGTCTCGACTCGTTCCAGCGTGTATCCCGGATATTGCCGTTCCCAGTATTCCCGATCGTCTATATACAGTGTCGCCGCTTCCTCGAATCGTTTCCGGCTCCACTTTGAATCGTTCGGCGGCGGCGTCTTCGGCTTTTCCAGTCCCCGGCTCTGGCGCCAGTTCCGATCGCAGCGTTTATTCTTGCCGATGTAGTTGACCAGGCTTTCCACCGATCCGTGATTCACTTCCAGCCGGTCACATCTGCACATGCCTATGCTGTTTCCGTTCCGGTCCGTCCACAGCTCCTCCAGCACGTCCCGTGTCAATCCGTCCGTGTGCTGGATGATTGCGTGATGATGATGCCGCCCGATATAGGACCCGTCGTCCTGCTGAGTAGCATACTCTGTAGCCATTACCCATTTCGGGCGCTGAACCCCGTTCTTATCGCACCACCGATAGACCCTCTTCATGAAGTTTGTGAAATCCTGATCGGCTCTTTTTGTGTCTCCCGGATCCGGCAGGTGTTCGTCGTTATAAGTCCCTGTCCAGGAATAATCCCCTTTCCCAAAATTGGTATTCACGAGCTGCACATGATATCTTTTCGCCTGCTTGTCGTTATAACATTGCTGTGCCAGCGTTGTTGCTTTCTTCCGTTTTGCCCTCCGGCTCTCTCTGTGCTCCCTTGCTGATACCTGGTACAGATCCACCTCCATGTACGGAGCTGTCTCATAACTCTTTCCGCAGATATGTTTCTGCTCTCTGTAATACACCCTGCCCACATCAGCACTCCGATCTATCGACTATACTTTTATGACCTATATAGAATGTCTCTAAACTTAAGAGAGGTATACAAGCCCTATACCGCAAAATTCACGGTTGATTTTTTGAAAGCCTTTTGTCTTGGTTTTAAAAAGGCTCCCGTGTCCGAAGCGGAGAACGCACACTCGCGCCCTCCGCTTTTCTCTTTCTGTCGTTTTCTGTTGCTATCCTGCCGCTATTCCCCTTAGTTAAACGGCAGTCCTTCGTCTTCCACGCCGTCCGGAATGTTCATAAATCCTTCCCCGACGTCGGAAGCGGTATAACCATCCTGCTGCCCGCTCTGGTGATCCTGGACGCCCTGCTGCCCGTTTCCGTTGCTGCCGCTGCCGTTCTGCGCATTCTTGCTTTCCGCGAACTCTGCCTCTTCTACGACAACATCTGTCGTATATACTTTATTCCCGTCGCGATTGGTGTAGCTCCCGGTCTGTATCCTTCCGGATAATGTCAGCTTTGTTCCCTGGTGCGTCCATTTCTCCATCCACTCTGCTGTGCCGCGAAAAGCCACGCACGAAATAAAGTCAGCGTTTGCCCTTCCTTCTTCGCGCTTGCCCCTGCGGTCTACGGCTAACGTAAACCGTGCAACGCACTGTTGGTCTTGTCCCTGTGTCCATCGGACATCCGGATCCCGTGTCAGACGGCCCATTAAAATAACTTTGTTCATTCCTTTTCTGCTCCTACCTTCTCAATAAGCATTGACGGTTCCGGTCCCGTATGCAGATGCGTCCCCCAGCGGCTCCGCCCTGTCGCAACTCGGATAACGTCCCAGATATCCTCCGCAATCAGCATTTTCTCTGTTTTCTCCTTCGGATATCCGGACGGTTCAAACGCTACCCGGAACAGGCACTTCATGATCTCCCGCATATGGTCCCGACGGCTGATAAAGCTGTCGAAGGCCCGGTGGTTTTCTTCGTTGTAGATTTCCCGCCCCATGCTTGCCAGGTCGTCACAGAAATCCATGTCCTGTCCCATGCGAAGCCGGAAATATTCTTCCATGGTCTCCATAATCAGGTCTAACTGCGCCTCGGATACCGTTAGCCTATAGAATTTCCGTTCTTCTTTCTTCTTCATTCCCCGTCCCGTCTATCTCTCCCGGAGACAATCATAAGCGCCGACAGGAATACGCCCAGCGACGCTCCGATGAATAACCCGATCCCGAAAGCGATTAAAACATCCATTATTTACTCCTCGTCTTCTTCCGGGAATGGCACTCCGTATGACCCCGAAATATGCTCCAGGATAGATTCGATTGGTTCCTTGTTCATGATATCTATTGCTTTTTCTGTTGCGCGATTACAGCAATCGTTCCATATCATATAGAGGCGTGATCCTGTTATCCCGGCATTTCTCATTCTTCTAAAACCCATCTCTGCGTCTACCGGCCTTTTGGTGTAAGCGTCCATCAAAAATGTAATCGCTCCCGGATTGCCTTCGCATATACTAAAGTTCACCATATCGCGTGGTTTTGGATAATATTTTTCTCTATCAATTTTCGCTGTTATCATCCGCTTCCTCCTGGTAGTCTTCAATCGTTTGTTGCCCGAATATCTCCCCGGTCTCCGGATCAAAGTCCTGTTCCTGGCTCTCGTTCTTTTCTTTCCCGAAAAGCTCCGTCTGTCCTTCCGCTTTCGCCGCCTTGTCAAGCTCCCGCTGTTTCTCTCGAACGACCTGCGCGTATACCTTCTGCTCAAACTTTTGCAGCTCTTTGAGATATTCTTCCGACGTCACCGATACCGGCATGATTCCGGCCAGAACCTCGAACCCGTCCAGGACTACAATAAACCGCTGCCCCTTCTGTGTCTTTCGGACGGCAAGTTCTATATACTCGCTTTCCTTCATCCGATCCGACAGCGGCGAAAGCAGGTCTTCGTTGTAGAAAATCAGCTCTCCGTCGTCCGCTTCAAGCGCCTGTGCGTAAATTCCCTTCACGAACGCGGCGCTCTGAATCTTCTTGGCGGATGTAGTATCCGACATCCCGTCGGTAAGGTCCATTCCAAAAACATCGTCGAACGCTGACACAGTATCTTCCTGGATATAGATTTTCCTTGCCTGCCCCGGCTCGATATCAAGCACCGTCCTGATCTGCTCTTCTCCCCGCATATCCGGTAGTCCCGGCGCTTTATACAGCGCCGCGCCGTTGGAAAGCAGGATTTCTCCGCTGTTTGTATGTACAACGCAGCAATAGCCGCGCCGTTTCACAAGCTGAACAAACTTTGATATCTTCATTACGTCTCTCCCGTGCTTCCATAGCCTCCTCGGTCCGCGTTTCCTAATGCTTCTACCTGTACGAACTCGACCGGTTCATGCTTCCTTACCAAACAAAACTGACATACCCTCGTTCCCTTCGGAATGAATGTCTTCCGGATCGCCACCGCCGGAAAGCCCCATATGTCATTGTCCCCGCAGTAATCATGCTCGATAATCCCCATACTGTTTGCAAGCATGATCCCGTGTTTCATGCATGTGCTCGACCGCGGCACTACCTGCGCGTAATATCCTTCCGGCAGCTCCATCGACACGCCCAGGGAAATGATTTTGAATTCCAGCGGTTCAAGCTCCACGTCCTCCGCTGTCGCAAGGTCGATCCATTCCCCGTGTTGCTCCGGCATTTTGTTCCCGTGCGTATTTATGCGTACCGTGAGTATCTTCTTATCCGAAACTAATGCCCTATCGGTTATTTCGAGCAATGCTTTTGCTCCCATGACGCAGGCTTCCTGCACATCATCCCAACTTATATCTTCGTGTTTGATTTCCGGATAGTTTCCGAGAATCCGTATCGCTTTTTTAACATCCATTGTTTATCTCTCATTCTGTCTCTATGGTAATCTTCACGCCGCTGCAGGTATCATCCTTCTTCGGTGTACCCCCCCCCGGTGGCGTCGGTAGCGTCTATCGCTTTGGTCGTGCTGTTAAATACCTTTATCATTCCGATTTCAGCATCAAAATCCAATCCGTCTTTTTTTGCCATATCCATTATGAGAGAATTGATAATTGCCGTGTGTGCAATTCTCATGTTCCCTTTTCCTTCGGTCTTGATTCTGACGCAGCCTTCCTTTACCGTTGCCGTGAGAACGACTTCTGTTCTTTTCAGCGCTTCCTCTGTCTTCACCGTCAGCATTCCGTCCAGAAGCTTCAACATATCTTTAAGCATGTTCATCCATCCTTTCCGTAAGATTCTTTTTCTTGTTTGTCTGCCCCTTTAAGCGCCGCATATATCGGTTGTCTGCATTAAATTCTTTGACCGGCTGCGATTTTCCCGTGTAGATGCTGGCTCCGATCAGCGCACCGGCCGCAAGCGTCTTGTGTCTGTTATGCTTCGGCCATCCCATGACGCACCCTTTCTGTATTGTCCGGCAGCCTATACTCCGGCAATACGATATCCACTTCTATTACTTCCATCCATTCCAGGCTGTTGAGAGCCTTTAAGCACTGTTTCCGCATGATATCGTCCGGCGCCTCGTCGTCTACGCCCCAGTCTTCAAGGCTCATATTCATTTCATCCATGGTTTCCCACGGATCAATTTCATCCAGGAACACAACCCGCTCGTTGTGGCAGCATACTTTCCTGATCTCCGCCGCCCCGATAAAGGCCGTCCAGCTTCCCCAGTCGTCTGCTACTATTTCACTATCAACCATCGGGATGACCGGCAGATACGGCCGTTCCTCCATGAGCTTTAGAAGATAGGCCACGTTCTTTTGCTGCCGGTTCAGCGCCTCTGTATTCTTTCTGCTCTGTTCTTCGGTCATATCAGTACCGCCTTTCCGTGTATGTCACGTAAGCTGTTTTTCTCCCGTTCAGCCGCATCTTGACCATGTTCCCGCAGCGAATGCACTTGTGCTCTGTCGTCTCGTCCTGCAGGTTTGTTCTGTACCGCCATTCAGCGCCACATTTGCACCGAAGGTATAACGGCTTCAGATTTTCCAGCGGCGTTTCCGCTCCGCATCCGCACTTATAAACATAGATTTCCCGCTTCGCGTTGAATGCCCGGACCTTTCCGCATTCCGCGCACTGCAGGATCATAAACCCGTGCCATGGTCCATATTGGTTTCGCTCTTCCCGATCCCGCTGCATCTCCGGCGTGCCCTGTCCAGTTCCCCAGGTGTCCCGGCTTCCGAACATGCTCTCAACTCTGCTTTTGTGTCTCACTTTTACTTTGTACCTCCATACATGCTTTGCTGTTCCGCCTACTGCATCATATGAAAAAGATTCAACTGCCTTGTGTGTTCGTCGAATCGTTTTTCCTGCTTCAGGAAATAATCTTCGTCGATCTCGAAACCGATAAAGTACAGCTTTTTTGTGCTGTCCCAGGCTGCAATCCGGCTGCTGCCGCTGCCGAGGTGCGTGTCCAGAATCCGGAAGCCCGGCTTTGCGTACTTCTCGAAGATCCATGCGTACAGCTCTACCGGTTTTTGTGTCGGATGGAACCGGCCGCCGCCGGAGCTGGAACATTTTATGATCTTCGCATTGTCATTGAAGCTGCACCAGGCATATTCCGCCATGGCCATTGAGAAGTTTTCCGGTATGTTTGTCTTTTCCCATACGAGAAAGCATCTGTTAGGCGGAAGATAAAAGTAATTCCCGCCCCATATAATCTGTTGCTTGCTTACTCTGAATAGTTCCTGGAAGTAATCGTCTCCCGGCGCCGTATCCCAGCCGATGATCTTTGTGCCATACTTCGCCATATGTCCGCCGCCGCGCCGGTCAATCTTTGCGGTACCCCCCCCCGGTCAGATTTTCACGTTTATATCGGTCGAACTTCCCGCCGAACCGGCTTTTGTCCTGCCGCTTGAAATCCTGCCCTGCGTCCCCGTATGGAGGATCCACGACTGCCAGGTCGAAGTATCCATCCGGAAACTCCCGCATTCCTTCCATACAGTCCATGTTGTAGGCTTTGTTTAATTCAAGCATTGCATTTCCTCGATCAGTCAATTATCAGAAGGACCATTCCGCACATAGCTATCAGGATGCGAAACAGCCATTCTCCTATTGAGCTATGTGTACCTATTCCCGTTGATATCCCAATCAGTGCGCAGCCTATTATCTCTGCTTTCTTCATGTCTTTCTGTTCTTCCTGGTTTCTGCGTGATGCTTTGCGTCGTATCGTAGATGGCATGGAGCGCACAGTGCTTTCAGGTTTTCCGGCCGTATGTCCTCTGGCGTATGATTCATATGCGCCACGGTCAGCGTCTTCCGGTGTGTCTCGAACGGTTCTCCCGGCCGCCTGCACTGCTTTCCGCAGAACTCGCATTTCCAGCCCGCCTTTTCTTTGATTGCATACGCTATCCGCTTCCAATCTTTCGGATATCGTTTCTTATCCATTGGCATTGCTTTTTCCTCTAATGGTGCCCTGGCTTCACCCTAGTAGCAGACTCGAACTGCATCTCGCGGATTACCAATCCGCCGCTCTACCGATTGAGCTAACCAGGGATCCGCCAGGGAACGAAGCGTCCGGAATCGAACCGGAATCCGGTCATATCAGTGGCTTGCGTTTTTTTGCCGCCCGCTTTCTCGCGCTTCAACCGTGATCTTCCATTGATCAACACTTCGATAGTTCCGCCATTATCTTTTGCAAGGGACGGCTGAACAGTTCTCCCTCGATGCTGTGGGCAAGGATTTGCACCTTACATGGAGCCACGAGTCATTATTATTGCTCCTGTCGCGTCCTCGTCCTACACGCCTATGCGTCTACCTATTCCGCCACCACAGCGCTGCACTAATGCGTCCACAGTGCATTTCTGTACATCCTGCAGGATAAGCGATTGAGCAGGCTCTCTTCTTATCCTTTGTACATATAGGCGGTCCCGGAGTTGAACCGGGATTAACGCGTCTGATGTGTGACCAGCTCGGCGGGAATACAGCAGGATAAAGCCGTCTGATCACCGCGTTTCGTGCACTGCCGTTGTGCTAACCGCCTTGAATTTATCCACCTAACAGCGGCATCGGGCATTGCCATGTATAATCTTCATATTCGATGATGCTTTCACTCATGACTCGTCCATTTTCTTTGACCTCGACAAGCTGTTCAAAGCATCCGCCTTGCTCATACCCGTTTGCTTTTATTCTTATTCCATATTTCTTCGCCAGCGCGCTTATCTCGTCCGTTTTGATTGACCACGCCGCCTTGAATGGTGATGCAAAGTACCAGTCTCCATCTTCTCTTTTATACACGCTGATATATTTCCAATCCTCTAAGTCAAGGAAATGTCTTTGTGTGTCCCGAATCCATACCAAGTCCAGGCATCTTACTTTATACTCAAGTTCATCTTCCCAATTTCCAATTTCTTCAATAGCGAAGTCTTTTTCGCTGTTCCCGCCAGCACCGCCCAGCCCTTCCGTGATAAAATTCACTATGTGCTCTTTTTCCCCGCGTGCTCTGAATGTTCCTTCTACCCAGTTTGGCATGTGTCCTCCTCTCCATCAAACATTGAATGATGCATGTATTATCGGACTCACCTTTGGCGCGTCCTTGTACTTTTGATTTAGCTGAAATCTTTTGACTCTCTGAATGTCGCCGTTTCGATGTCCGTCCTCGCAAAATTCATATTTTCGACATCGTTTGCAGTTATAACCGTGTGTGCAGAGATCGCACCTGTCTGTGTCGCACTGCCAGCAGAACCGCACCTTCCCTTTGCACTCATGATCCGGACACTCGTTTATGCTGCAATGTTCCAAGTCTGTGAATAGCATTCTCTCCACCTATGAGCACATCGCCTCATGTAGTTCGTCCATTGTTCTGATCTTCTTTTTTCTGCACTCCGGCAGATTTGCACGTGCAAGCGCTTCCGAAACTGCCGGGCAAACAGCGTTCCCGCACCTCGCTACCTGGTCGGCGCGGCTTATTTTCTTCCCGGTTACATCTCTGTCGATGATGTAATCCGGCGGAAAGCCCATGGCGTTATACAATTCTCTCGGAGAGAGCATCCTTATTGCCACGTCTGATATGAAGTACGCTGTTCTGTTTATCCACAAAAGAAGAACTTCGTTTTCCTTCAGTGCATATCCGCAATACCTATTCAGCATCGCCCGTACCTCTGGCCAATGTTTCATATCTCCAGGCTGATCGTACCTTTCGACTGTAGTTTTGATTTCTGCAAACTGCCCGTCTCCTGCCGTGATTGTCCGCAGCGGTCCCGCTGCCGACTGTCCTTTATCTTTTCCTTTGAACTCTGCAATATGTGCTAATGTCAGGCATTCCCTGTCCTTTGCCGTGATTGTCTGCGCCGGTTTCCTAATGTCTATCCCAAGGCGTCCGTTTCCGTAGTATTCTGACAAATATGCAGCCGTCAGACCGTATCTGTTTGATGCATCAATCGTTCTGATTGGTTCGTCTACCCGCTGCCCTCTGACGCCTTTCGTTGTCTCGGTGTGATACTGGATCAGATATGGGGCCTCTTTCTCTACGATGAACGGCCTATCTGCTTTGATAACGAACTTATCTAACCCTCCGGCGATCCTGTTTAGGGTGTTGTTTCTGAGTGGCCGCACCACAGTTGCGCCGAATCTCGCTTTAATATCTTGCTTCGTGTCAAAAATGGAGTATGCCGGAAGGGTCCAGTCTATTATTTCCGCTGCCATTCGCCACGGCTTACATTGTCCCGCTTGCACTTCCAGACTATCCGCAGGCGCATGAGTCCTCGTCGGCCAGACGATAGGCTTTCCGTCCCTTCTCGCAATCAGGTAAAAACGTGTCCGAATGGTTGGCGCTCCATAATCCGCCGCACACAGTTCCCGCGTCTCGATTTTGTAGCCGAGATCCGAAAGCTGCTTATACCATTTTCTGAATGTCTGCCCCGCTTTGCTCTTTACCGGCTTTCCTTTTCTAACCGGTCCCCAGGTGACGAACTCCGGCACGTTTTCCAGCATGATGATATCCGGATGAACGGTTCCGGCCCATCTGAGCGCTACCCACGCAAGGCCGCGAATCTTCTTGTCAACCAGAGCTGCGCCTTTCGCTCTGCTGAAGTGCTTACAGTCCGGAGAAAACCATGCCAGCCGGACCGGTCTCCCGCCTGTGGCCTTTATCGGGTCCACCTGCCAGATATCTTCCCGATAATGCGTTGTGAACGGGTGGTTCCTCTTGTGCATCATGATTGCGCTTTCGTCATGGTTAATTGCAATGTCTACCGGATGCCCCGTCGCAAGCTCTATTCCTGTGCTTGCTCCGCCGCCGCCCGCGAAGCTATCCACATATAGGACATCAAATAAGTTTTCCTGTCTGTAAACCGATTTCATCAGAACCTCTTTGCCTCGTTATAAGCCTCTTCCCACTTCCGGTATTTTTCCATGACTGCCTTGGAATATTCTGTGCTATCGTAATAAGCAAATCCCATATTGTAGGCTACTATCGCCCGTTCTGTCTCTCCGTACCTGTCTACGCAATCTCCATAAACAAACAGCGCTCCTTTGACATTCAGCTCGAAGTCCAGCATGTCGTCCATTGAGCTGATGCCGTACATCTTCTTGAACTTTCCGAGCCACGATTTTTTATTGAGCTGAAATAAACCGTAGTCATGCGTGTCATGATTGATCGCCGTCGTAATGAACGTTCCGTTTGTTTCCTTGTCTGCCAGCGCCAGCGCTGTAATGTAGTCGTATCCCGCTCCCGTCCACATGGTATAGAGTAATTTCTGCTGATCGTATGTAAGCGGGATTTCTTCCAGGTAGATAAAGCCTGCTGCCGCGTCCGGCTCCATAGTCTGTTCCGGCTGTTGCGCTGCTGCCGTCTCCGCTTCCGCCTGGATCGGCGGTGCTTCATTGATCTCTATCACGTCGTATTCGGAATGAATCTCAATTACGATTGGTTCTGCTTGCGTTTCAACCGTCGGAGCAGCCGCCTGTGCCGGTGTAGCATTCGCTATATTGATCGCCGCCGCCAGCATCCCCGTTGCAATAACAACGCCTGCTGCCGATGCTGCCCCGCGATAGAAGTTATATCCTCTCGCGCGCTTCTTTCTTCTGATCTTCGCAAAGCCTGCGCCAGCCGCAACCAAAAGGCAGTTTGCCAGTATCCCGCAGATTGTCACTCTGATCTCGTTCAGGTCTGCTCCTGACATAAACAGCAATGCTCCGATGAATCCAACCGCCTGAAGAAACTCTCCGAACCGCTTCATGCTATACCTCCTGCTTTAATCTCTCCTGATTCCAATATGCTTTTTCCTGCGCGACCTCCGCTTTGTACTCCGGCCGCCCGTTCTTATCAGCGTTTCCGGTCCTTCCGCGGCGAAGCTCCCTATATATCACCGACCTATCCGCATTGAGCGCCTTTGCGATCTCGATCACCGAATGCCCGCCGGTGTACATTTCCTCAATCGTTCGTCTGTTCTCTAACGTCAACCATGGCCGTCTGTTCATCTCTATCCTCGTCTTTCCCAATTACTACCAGTCTGTATATGGTCAGTTGCAAATCTGAAAAGGAATACTCCGGCAGTCTATCCGGTTCGATCGGGCTTAACAGTCCAAGCTCTTTCCATCTTTTGTGTGAAATATCAGTCCTGATGCCTACATGCTTTACCGGTTTATCCTTCACAGCTTCGTATTCAGCGCTATGATGTTGAAATGTTGCCAGATATCCTGCGAATATCGTTTGCCCGTTTTCTTCAATCAGCACTGTGTCCGGGTTGTCCATCAGGTTCAATATCTGTTCAACTGTTATCTTCCCCATTTTTCTTCCGGATTTTTGCATAAAAAAATAGTGCGCCAGAAGCTTTAAACTTCTGACGCACTTCGTCGTCTTGCAATCCTTATGAAGTGCTCCGTCCGTCCAGTTGTTTAACTGTTGGCTTCTGTTGCACTTAGTTTATTATCTCGGCAAGGAAAAGTCAAGCATTTATTGCAACCATTTTCCATAAATTTAAAATCGAACAATCATTCGATTATATCCGTAAACTTAATAAGCCGCCATTTCTCATGCCGACTTTATTATATGTTTCTATTTGGCCATGCTGCAAGATTGATTTATTGAGACGTGTGTATTTATGCTTATGCAGCTTTTATTCCAAGCTCTGCCAGGCGTTCGTTAAAAAGCTGGTTGCTGCTTCTGTATCCGAGGACTTTCCGCGGGTAGTTGTTCATCCATTCTTCCGTCTCCGTCAGCTCCGCTTTTGAAACCTCTGCGAAGTTTGTCCCCTTTGGGTGTTTTCTCCGGATCATGCCATTCTGGTTTTCATTTGTCCCGCGCTCCCATGATGAATAAGGATGCGCGTAATATACTTTTGTTCTCGGAATAGTCTTGTTGATGCAGGATTTCTCCATGCCGGAAGCATCCGCGAACTCCGTTCCGTTATCAACCGTGATGCTGCGGAATACGGTCCGGAAGTTCGGCGCTCCCCATTGGCGTTCGATTGCGTCCAGGGCTTTGACTACAGTTTCCGCTTTTCGGTTTGGAATCTGTATGATGATCTCTTTCCTTGTCTGTCGTTCTGTTATTGTAAGGATTGCTTTCCTGCTCTTATTTTTCCCGCTGTAAACCGTATCCCCCTCCCAATGTCCGAACTCGCTTCGTTCGTTCACTTCTTTCGGTCTCTGCTCAATGGATTCTCCGGCCGGTGCGCGGGCGGCTTTTTTCTTCTCGACGTGTTTTCTGCTATTGCCGTGTTTATCATGCCTCGGAAGATCCTTCATTTCCAGATTCAAAAACACGCCCTTCCGGATGTAGCTGTATACTGTAGGCGCGGATAATGTAACTCCCCCGACCTTTTCTTTTTTGGCCATTGCCACGGCTGCCGCCGGGCTATAATCGTCCTCTGCCATCTTCTTTTCCAGATAGTCCGCAAGCTCCTGATCGTTTCCGATTTTCAGCTCCGGTCCCTTTTCCTTAAGGTGCTTTTCGTAGCGTTCCTGCGCAATGTCCGGGCTGTACGCTGTCTTCATTTCCCAAGTCGCCCCATCCAGACGCTCATATTCCCCGCGTTTTCTTTCGCGCCATATCGTCTGTCTTGACACTCTGAGCTTTTCTGCGATTTCCGCGTTGCTCAAGCCCTCTTTCAGCATCTTTTCGATGCGCAGTCTGTCTGTTCTGGTCAAATGCTTGTATATCCTCTGTGCGCCCACTCGTTCTTCACTCCTTCCCAACATCTTCACGCATGGTCTCGGTTTCCCGTTCCGGCTGCGCTTATCGCACTGAGCCTTTTATATCCCATAAAAATGCATCCCGTCAATGCAGAAAAAAGTGCAAAAGAAAAAGCCCTCGGAGGCTACTATATATAGATATGTAGGTGCTCCGAGGGCTGTTCTTATTCTGTTTTTAAAATCGTCAGGCTGTCATGCGCCGAGGCGAATCCAGTCCTGAGATTGTAGAAGGTTTCTCCGTTCGTCTCTGGTAGTGCATTGCTTCCGGCATTCGTCGCGGCAGATATAAATATCATTCCGCCGGTTCCGATCGGCTGAATGATATCGTCTCCGATAATGAACATAGGCATTACCCCATTTCCAGAATCTCCACAGTATTTGTAGACGCCTTATCTCCCAGCAGATACAGTTCAGAAATAAACTGCCGCCTGCCGGAATCAAGGCTCTTCTCTTCATAATACTGTGCCGTCATTGGCGGAATCCTGATCATACCGTTTGTCCTGGTGCTATCGGACGTTGTGCCGATATACACATCATCGTCGCCAAAGTTCTTGATCAGAACCTTTGCGCAGGCTCCCGAAAGCGTTACCTTCTGAATGCTTGTCTTTGGCGAATAGGCTTTTACTTTGATCTTGTCCATAGTTCCATCCTTACTGTACTGACAGCGACCCGTCGGCCGCAGCCTTTACCGTGAACTCTCTGTTTGTTTCCAGCCATCCGGCATCATTGAAGTAATAGACGCTGCCGCTGATTTCCCGCAGTGTGCCGTGCGGGTAGTTGTCACCTGCTTCGACATACCATTTTCCTTCCTGTTCCGTGATCCAGCCCTTCAGATACTTCCGGGAAATGAAGCCCTTGTTTGTCTGGATCCATACATCGGTATCGGACACATAGACCTTTCCTGTCGGATAAATCTTTGAACCGCCGCTGTAATAACCGACGACATTTCCGGTCTTCGGATAGTCTCTGATATTCAGTGACTTTGCGGTGACGATCAACCCGGAGTCAGATGAGCACGGGATGATATCAAGCTTCGGCTGTTCCGGCGCTGAATAATCAATTCCCTTCAGCTTGCAGGCTTCCTTCCACGCAGTATCTTTCACGTTGGAAATGATTGTCCCATAGTTGATGCCTTTTGCTTCAACCACTTTTCCGTCGCCAATGTAAACGCCGATATGGCCGGATTTCCATACCGCCCATCCTACCATAGTTTCGTCCAGGCGGCCGATTGCAACGCGTTCAACTGCTGAATCCCGGTAATACTGTGCGTTCCTGTCGCCGCCCATAAACCAGTCAAGAAGTCCGGCGCAATCCGTGCATTCTTTCCCGATGAACTTCTTTGCTTTCGCGATATAGGAAGCTGTGAAGACATTCGGATAATCCGCTGCCCAGGCGTTGATCTGGCTCTGTGTCAGCACTTCGCCGTGAGCGCCGTACACATAAGGCGTCCCGACTTTGCTTTTCGCGAATGCTACCAGCTCCGCACTTGTTTTTCCCATAGGCTTTTCCTCCTTTGTAACCGGGGAAAGAAAGAGCGCAAGCTCCTTCTTTCTCCGTGCGGTGAGTCCGGCGACTTCTCTTCCGCCTGCGTGATTGTACGCAGTCCACTTCTCCGCGATCTCTGCCCGGCTCCTGGTCCCTTTTGCGGTCAGGCCGCCTATGCTGCCGAGATTATAGGCGAAGGAAACCAGCGCGTCGAACTCATTCTGATTCCAATGATAGATATTGTCGTACATGAAAACCAGCGGTTCGTATTTCACGCGAAGTGATTCAGAAAGCCACCTTTCCGCCTGCTTTTGCGTGATCTCCATGCCCTTTACGATATCGCATCCGGTTATGTCCCAATCTGCCGTTGTCGTTCCGTAGCCGATGGTCCATACTCCGACAATATCCTGATAGGCTTTCAGTGCGCAGCCTTCAAATTCTTTTAAAAGGTCAATCCCCTTCTGGCTCGTTCTCATGTTCTTTCACCTCCGGCAGAATGTCAGCTTTCTTTAGCATCTTTTCTGTGATTGCCAGCCCTTTAATCAGAACATTCGGTACGTTGTATCCTGTCTCTACCAGATTTTCGATGATGCTTCTGATCTCATTTACGATCAGCATTGCAAGAGTCAGCCATCCGACCCATACCAGAACGCTTAAGTCTTTACCGAAAGCATCCATGGCGAAATGTACAAAGAGTGTCGGCAGCATAAAGGCAATAATGATAATCACCCAATATCCGAGCTTTTTCAGAATCCCCCTTAAGCCGACACGGCTTGACTCCTGCTTCAGTTTCCACGATCTGTACCAACCCGTCAGCCAGTCCAGAACATTCAGTACCAGGTATCCCGCAAAGAGATACCAGTAAACCCCAAGCACGGCGGACAGCACCGCTACCGCCGCTCCGACCAGCGCATTATATCTGTCGATAAAATCCATCTTGTGCCTCCTTCGCATAATCCGGGAGCTGATACGCTGCCGCCGGATCCATGATCTCATGAAGCTGAAGAAGCTCCGATTGCTTTTTAAGGAGTTTGTTCTGTTCATCAATGATCTGGTAAAGGCGGTCTATCAGTTCCGCTGTGTTCACTCGTACTGTTCTCCTGTGATCTCCTGATACTGTGCCGCGGTGATCCAGCCTTTTTTGACTGCATTCTTCAGCCCGTTTTTGGTGATCTTCCTTTTGTTGTACATCTCTTTAAGTTTGTCGAACATGGCTTATCCCTCCAGCATGGAAATCATGATGTCTTCCGTGATCTCTTCCAGATCCCGGACTCTGGTCTTCAGTGTCTTGTTCTCCGCTTCCAGCTCTTTTGCCTTTGCCGCTTCCAGCCATACCGCGCGGTTTGCCTCCGCGGATTCCAGGATGCCCTCCCGGTATCCGGTTGCGATCTGATAATGATCTGCTTCGTAGGACATCCGCAGGATGCCGTCTTCGTCCGGCTCCTGAATTTCTTCGATGTTTTCCACGAAATGCAGAACGCATTCAGCGCCCGGTTTTTCATTAAGCAGTTCTAACCACGTCTGAGCCGGTCTTTCTGTGTACCTTTCCTTCATGGCTTATGATCCTCCTTAGTCTTGTGATCTTTACTTTCCCGGTAATGTTGTGTGAGTAAAAATACTGCGAGTCTGAGCCTTTTACCCATCCCATGTACGCTACCATTCCAGTTGCATTCCTTAGTGTGATCTTTGGCATCTTGCGCAGCTTCCTGAGTTTTCGCTTTATGCGCTTCAGTATGGTTTTCCTGATCTCAACATGCCCGTCCTTATGGAATTTGTATCCGAGGAAATCAATCGGACGCTTTGCCAGTTTGAATACTTGCCACGTCTTTTTGACGGTAAGCTGTATCATTCCGAGCGCCCGATCAAGAAACAGCTTCAGCTTATGCAGCTTCCGCTTGTTCGGCCCAATTACTACGATATCGTCAACATATCTCGTTACGAAGAAGTCTTTCCCGAGGAACCTTCTCATGTCATGGTCGATATGTTCAAGAAACAGGTTGCAGAGCCAGCGCGACGGGTCTATGCCAATCGGAATGCCATATCCCTTTCGGAATACTTCGTGCTCTTCGGTCGATTGTTCCGGATCAACTGCGTCGTAGCTTTCGAGTATCACCCGATAAAGCCACAGGACTTCCGGATCCTTCACTTTCCTTTCGATGCACTTCATCATTTCTTCATGACTTATGGAATCATAGTATTTATGGACATCCATCTTGAACACATACTTTGCTTTCTTCGGCTTATGAATAATCCACTTCTTGATCCCGTGTTTTGCCCGCGCTGCTCCGCGGCCTCTTACTGATCCGCAGCAATAATAATCCATGCCTCGCATTATGACTCGTTCCATCACCCTGTCGAGTGCATGATGGATGCACTGGTCCGGCCAGAAGCGAGGCTTCGCGAGACGCCTGCGCTTCTGTTTGATACCGTCGTTGATGTAGCGTATCGTGTACGGAGATGGTTTGTAACTGTGCTCTGTCAGCATTCGCTGCAGGTCTTTCGCTCTGTCGTCCAAGTGGTCAAGAACCTTCTTTACGTTCTTCCGGTTCCGCTTTCCCCTTGATGCGGTCAGAATCGCAGCCTTGCAGTTATCCAGGTCGCATATCTCTTTGTATAAATACCCCACTCGTTTCATGGTCTTTTTGCCTCTTATAGCCGCCCTCATGGTATTTCGAGAATGAACCTACTAAACCATGCCATTTTTCGGGCGTATTTTTAGCAAGAGCTAAGGACAGTAGTCGCGCCAATTATGCATCGCCGGGCGGTCCGGTTTCCCTTTCCGCCCGTCGGCTATAAGTGGACGGGAGCCGTAGTTCGCGTTCGAGTTCGAGAACGTGTTGTTGCAGTTCCGATAGCGCGGCGAGACGTTCGAGCCATTGTTCAAGTTGCCGCCGAAGAACGCAGACCGACTCAGATGCGCTTCTAAAGCCCTGAAGGTTTATGAGTTACAATGTTACATTTCTCTGTTCAGCATTCACGGGGGAGAAATCCCCCGTGCGCCCCCTTAAATGGCGTTTATCGCTTAAGAGGACGGGAGCCGTAGAACGCGTACGAGGCCGAGAACGAGTTGAAGCAGTACCGATAGCGCGGCGAGACGTTCGAGCCACTGTTCAAGGTGCCGCCGAAGAACGGCCGCTGGCCGTTTTTGTTCTGCCATGCATAAGCCGCCTCATAGGTCTCCGAACCCGCCGTGACATCATCCGGCATCTGCAGGATCGGATATTCGCGGAAGAATTTTTCTCT